GAACATAGATATGACTGAGTTTATGGCCGATGACGACACGGCCATGAACCGTATCAACCCATACACCGCGACGGGTACGTTTGGCGTGTCATCCAACGGTGGCTATAAAGGACCCAACACGCAGACGTGGTATGCCCCAGACGACGCACCTGCGTCATGGGATGTTCCTACAGAAAAGCCAGAGTACCTCGAGCACTTTGGCCCCAATCAGCTCAACAAGTCAGGATCCATGTACTTAAAGACGGGTGGGATCCACCCAGCGACGAGCTTCATGTTCCCGGCACGTAAGCTCCAGTACGATGATGGTACCACGTCATTCTCGCGCGAGACTTTGTGGAGCGACGCCTCCAACTACGTGTCCGGCCTGCCCAACCAGTTCAGCATCAGGGGGGATAGCCTATGGCCAATCATCCTGGTGTTGATCGCGTTGCTGTTGATTTTCATGTACCGCCGGAAGACGGGCGTCTAAGATCAAGGTCTGCGACCTTGGGATCCCGCCTCTGACGTTAAATCTTCTGTACTTTCGCAGCCACAACCTTGATCAGTTTCTTTTCAAGCAACGCGCGTTCGGACACGCCCCGGCCGTCCAACTTTGGGCACTGGTGCATCTCCAACTGGATACACCTTGTGCAAAAGTGTTCGGAGCATTCGCGACACGTAAGTGCCATGAGACCCACCTTCTTCTTGCACTGGACGCACGGGGACATCGTCGTCGTTTACAATCTCGCACGTATAATCCTTAAGAAGACCGGCTGCGATGATATCTATCGTCTCGATATCATCGACAACCACCTCACAGAGACCATATTGGCGACGCATGAGAACCTCATCCCAGAACGCCTTGGCGCGCGGGAGGATGCGCGCAAACCATACGCGATCACGAACAATCTCGATGACGTCAAACTCCAATGGTGCTTCGGGACTCAGAAAGCCAGCCGGTCGGTACTGGATGAAATCACACGCCTCGAGGTCGAGCACCTCCAGCAAAAGCTGAATCTGGGGCAGGTAATACTTGGGACACTTGTGCTCAATCTTGCGTGTCAAGGGACACTTGATTTCGATGAGACGACCCGACTCGGTGACGCCGTCGGGCGAACCACCAAGCCACTTGTGTACCGGGTGTTGAACCAGACCAATCTCGTGCGACTTTTGATTGTACTTGGCGTCATACATGTCACGCGCGACAGGCTCGAGGAGTGTACCATGTGCCGTTGCGGCGTTTCCGTTCCACTTGTTATGGCCGCACTTTTTCACGATGAGATCGCTCGGCTTTTCGTACGGGTTATCACCGATAGCCGTTGCCAAGTCGCTCGCCGTGAGCATGGTTCCACGGAGGGCGTGCCATTCGGGCGTTCGCTGATCGTCGTAAGACTGTTGAAGGAGCTGCTTCACGCGCGGGTGAACTTCATTCATATCTCATACACATGCGCTAACTATGTTTAAGCGCAATCTCAGCCGCATTCTGTTCCGCCTGTTTCTTCGTAGTACCAAACCCCGATCCGCACGGCGTGCCGTCGACAATCACCTCGATGTGAAACGTGCCGTTCGGGTACTGTTGACGCACCTGATAATCCGGCAAAGCGAGCTTGGCCGCTTGGCATTTACGCATCAACTGGTCTTTGTAGTTGTCGTCGTGCAGAGTCACCTCGACGCGATCAAACGACGCAAAGACAAACTTTTTGGCGTGGACCATCCCGAGGTCGAGGTAGATTGCACCGACAAACGCCTCGAAAACATCCTCGAGAATGTTGGGATTCATGTGCCAATTGTTCCGAATGCCCTTGTCGTCCATCAAGATCCACTTGTGGAGGCCGAGCGCCAGTGAAATCTCACAGAGCGTCTTACCACGCACCATCTTCGTACGCGCCTTGGTTAGAAACCCCTCTTGCTCATCCTGGTACTTGTCAAACAAGTGACGCGTGATGATAAACCCAAGAACGGAATCACCCATAAACTCGAGCGTCTCGTACGACGATGCAAGTCCACGGTACTTTTTCAATGCTGATTTATGCGTAAAGGCGCGCTGATACAAAGACAAATCACAAATCTTTGTACCAACGAGCTGTTCGACATCTCCACGAGCGAGCGGAGGTGGATCAACCAACTCAACAGGTTCCATTTGTTATTACACGTAGACTATGTTTAAGGTCCTTACTTGGCAACAGGGGCTGCAGGCTTCTTCAGAAGCGGACGAGCCACCTTGGGCTTCTCAGCTGCAGGTGCAACCACCGACGGAGTGGCCACCAAAGGCGTCACAGACACGGGCGTCTCGGGAATGACGGCCGCCGGCTTCTTCTCCTTGGGAGTCTTGGGCTCCTTTGGGGCCTTGGGCTCAGCAACCGGCTTGATGTAGTGCGGGTTGATGTACTTCTGGATGTTCAGGAAGGTAATCTGGGTACCCGCGGGAGGGGCAAGCAGATCCTGCAGGCTGGCATCCAGTGTAATCTGCTGGCCCGCCTTCAGACCCTTCTCCGTCACATACTCGTTGATCAGCTTGGTCACCTGGCTGCGAGACACCTTGTCCTCGACACCCAGCTTCAAAAAGGCACGCAGCTTCTCGGACACATCCAGGGGCTTGTTGAAGCCATTGTTGGTCGCACGCGCCTTTGCCTTCTCACCGGAGGGGTCCTCGAGCAGCTGCTTGACCTTTCGCAGGTCCTTGCGCAGCGCCTTGATCTCCACCTGCAGGGTCGTCAGAAGGTCGTTGGTTGAGGTCTCCATTTCTACTTACTATACCTACCACATCTTTAAGTGCTTTTCTGGTTTCGTTACCAAACACAAACATGAGCAAAACGAGCATCGGCCACGTCAGGGTTGGTCCGAGGACGAGGAAAAGAACCACGTGCCACAGCTTGACACTTCCGTACACGGTCGTTTTGATCATATACTCATATGCCTGCTTCGGTGTAGGAAGTGCATCCATCTACCTGTTGTCAAGGTTTTTCTACTTGCGCGTGCTCGCATACCCCACTGCAAGAAACATAAAAAGTGCAAATGCAATACCCAGTGCAACCATCGCCCAGTAGACCTTCTTGTTCACCCCCCTGCGTGTTGCGGCCACCGTCGCCACCGTCGTCCCGGTCGCCATCATCGACGACGCCTCTGTGCTGCTCGTACCTGGTGTTCCAGTGCACGTTCCTCCAGGGCAACACCCTGCGTCGCACCCGTACTGTATCCCGTTCTCCCGGTAAGCACAAATGAGCGTCACGTTTGCGGCAGACTGTGTGGCGGGTGTCAGGCCGGCAGTCACCTGAGGCATGCACGCACATCCCTTGTTGTTGTACTGATCACCGCAGTAGTTGGCGGTCGTGCTCGGCATAGCAGGGGGTGTACTGCTCATTACTTAGAGCCAAGAAGTGTTTTATGGACACATGTTGTACGGAATTCCATCAAAGCTTCCTGACGGCCGATACTTTTTGAAGGTAACCCAGGACAGTGGTGAACGTTGCGTTCACCAGGTGAACAATGTGAAGCTGGCAGTCACCGAGGGGAACCAGGTGACCGTGACCATTGCCAAGGATCTGACTCTTTTCTCGGACATTGATGAGCAGATCGTCGCTCAGGCCAAGGACTCCAAGGTGCTCTGGTTTGGCAAGGAGATTTCCGACGAGACGGTGACGACCGCCTACCAGAAGAGCGTCACCCCAGAGTATGAGTTGTCCGCGTCCTTTGTGACGATCAAGGGTGAGATTGTCACCACCTTCTACGACACCCAGAAGGCCCGTGTCGATCTGACCCAGTTTGGATCGAGCACGTCGGTTGATATTCTCGTCGAGTTGTCAGGCCTCGTGTTTACCAAGCGCGCCTTCGAGCCGGTATGGAAGGTTGTCCAGGGGCGTGTCAAGGCGCCCCAGAAGCCCAAGTTTCCCCGCGAGTACCTTTTCACCGATGACCCAGCAGCCGAGGAGGAGGAGCCAGAGGTCGACCTGTAAAAAAAGTCGGCGTACAATATAAATGGACGGCAAAGGTCTCGCAATCCTGGTTCTTCTTTTTCTGATTACGATGATGCTGTTCGCCCCTCAGCGCAGCGGCTTCGAGTCTGCCCCCATGGGCACGGTGGTCGGCGCTGAGAAGTCTGGCCCCATGATCACCCAGGGTGGTGATGTTGCGGCGGTCCAGAGCGATGATGGTGAGGGTGCGACTGGCTTTGCCCCGTTCGATGCAGTGATGGGTTCTATCATGGGCGGGTTTAAGATTGGTCAGACGCCCACCGACCCCAACGTGGGTCTGATCCCCAAGGAGGTGGTGACGACTGAGGATTTCGGTCAGTTCAGCCCGGACGCCATTCTGTCCGGCCAGAACTTCCTGGATCCCCGTGCCCAGATTGGCTTCCCCGAGACGATTGGCGGCGTTCTGCGCAATGCCAACCGCCAGGAGCGCTCCGAGCCGTCCAACCCCCGTGACCCGGTGAGCATC